CTGGGACCAAAAAATTTATCTTCAATAGACATGAAAGATTTAGGCGAAAGATTTAAAACAGCAGAATTATATAATAAACTAGCAAATATTGGTGATGATATTTGCGACAATTACATTGATGATAATAACATGTTTAAAACAATTGTTACAGGTGGTAGAATAATTGCAGAAAAGAAAGGGCAAGACCCGTTTGAATTTCAACCTTATTGCAAGTTAATTTTTTCAAGTAACAATATGCCAAAAACAAGAGATAGAACGGGGGCAGTTAAAAGAAGATTGATAATAATTCCTTTTAACCGTGAATTTAAACCAACTGATAAAGATTTTGACCCATATATTAAATACAAACTTACAATTGACAATGTAGATGAAAATATGTCTTATTTAATTAATCTTGGTATTAAAGGATTAAACAGAATTCTTGGAAACAATGGTTTCACAAAATCGGAATTAGTTGAAAAGCAAATAGAAGAATACGATAAAGACAACAACCCATTTAAAAGATGGATTGAAGACATAAAAAATATAGATGATTTTATAAATGATAATGCTTTAAGTATTGTTTATAACGACTACAAAAGTTTCTGTGAAGATAGTGGTATGAAACCTGTATCAAAAATTGAATTAAGTAAAATTATTAGTAAAGAATATGGTTACGAAGCAGTAACAAGTTATTGTAAAAAAGTTGGAACAACGACAAGAATGTTTATAAAGAAAGAGGTGTAATATGTGTAAAGAATATAAAGTAGATATTAATAAAGAGATGGAAATTTTAGCAAAAGATGTTGACAAAAATTTTGAAAGAATTGTAGAAATAAATAAACCAGTTATCATGAAGGTAATTGGTTCTGTGTTTTATAATAGTCCAATAACTTTTGATGATTTATATCAGGAGTCCTTAATTGAATTGTATAATACTTCAAAGAAATACAGAAAAGTGTCTGTTAGTTTTACAAGTTATTTTATGCAGAATTTAAAAAATGTTTTAATTAATTATATTCAAAGAAATCAATTTAATTTAACAATTCCGTATAATGTTTTAAGAAGCAAAAGTTATTCAGATTTAAGTAATTATATTGGTGGTCAAAATGTGCAGGAAATAGAAATAGCAGACGATCATGATTATTTTGAAGAGTTTGAAGATGAAGAAGATATTTTTTTAGATGATAGATTAAATAAAGTAAAAAGTATTTTGAAAGAAAAAGATTGGCAAATGATAAAAATAATGGCAAATAATAATAATAATTTAGCAGAATATGCTAGACAAACTGGTGTTTCAAGGGAAGCAGCAAGACAAAGATGGAATAAAATACAGAAAAAAATTAAAGAAAAATTATAACTACAATGAAATGATATGTATTTTATTATAAAAGAAATTACAATAGAAATTTTTTCAGAAAATTGTAGGAAAAATTTTAAATAGTTTTTAAATTAAAAGAGCAGAAATGCTCTTTTTTTTTATTGAAAAAATATTTTTGAACAAATTGTGAACGGAATAGTAAAAATAAAATAAAAAATGCCGTTCCGTTCAGGAAAGAAGCCATAACTGTAAATGAAAAAATTATTTCAAATCTTTTTAACTATAACATATTATATATGGAAAGCACTAAAAACTTTTAAGGTTTTAAGAAACTTTTAAGAAACTTTTAAGGTCGTCAAATATGCATAAATACTGAGTTTTTTGTTAAAATCTTAAAACCTTAAAACTTTTTTCCTTTTACAGAAAAAAAAATATAAAAATAAAAATATATATAGTATAAGGAAATTCTTTTAAGGTTTTAAGGTTTTTGACCAGAAATCGCATAAATACGCAGTTTGTTGACCTTAAAACTTTCTTAAAACTACCTTAAAACTATATTAAAACTTTTTAGAACTTTTAAGATTTTTATTTTTTTAAGTTATTGTTGGCTTTTAACTTGACAAAAGCAAAAAAGTTATCATATTATATGTTGAAGCGGAAATAAACCGAGCGGAAGCGGTAATTTTTATTAAAAAAAGTCCAGAAATTTCTGGAAATTTTTTTTCTTAATCAAAACAATAATATTTTTATTAAAGAAAGAAAGGAATAAAAAAAAATAATGAAAATTTTTGACAAAAAATTAAATGAAATTAAACCTTACGAAAAGAACCCTAGATTTAATGACAATTCAGTAGACGCAGTAGCAAATAGTATAGAAGAATTTGGCTTTAAAGTTCCGATTGTAATTGATAAAGACGGGGTCATAGTTACAGGACATACAAGATATAAAGCAGCAAAAAAACTTAAAATGGAAACTGTTCCTTGTATTGTTGCTGACGACTTAACAGAAGAACAAATAAAGGCATTCAGATTAGCAGATAATCGTGTAGCAGAATTTTCTACTTGGGATTTAGCAACATTGAATGACGAATTAAAAGACATAAATGATTTAGACATGGAATTATTTGGTTTTATTGAACAATCAAATATTAATTTGAATGATTTTTTCATGAATAAAGAAGAAGATAAAAAAGAAACAAAGAAAGAAGTTAAAAAGATTAAATGTCCACATTGTGGTAAAGAATTTGAAATTACAGAGGAGATGTTGAAATGAAAATCTTTCTAGCAAGTTTAAAAACAGCATTTTCTTGCGATTCAAGTTTAATGTGTAAATACGGGCTTGAAAGTTTTTATACAATGGACAAAAGAACAGAAGAAAAAATAAAGGAACTTGATATGTTTTTATTAGATAGTGGTGCATTTTCTTTTATGAATTCGACTGATAGTTTAGAAATAAACTGGGATAGCTATATTGAAAAATATGCAGAATTTATTAATAAAAACGATATTAAATACTTTTTTGAATTAGATATTGATTCAATAGTAGGAATTAAAGAAGTTGAAAGACTTCGTGCAAAATTAGAAAAATTAACAAATAAAAAGTGCATACCTGTTTGGCATAGGTCAAGAGGTTTTGAATACTGGAAGCAAATGTGTAAAGATTATGATTATGTAGCAATCGGCGGTATTGTAACAAGAGAAATAAAAAGGAAAGATTATGACTATTTTATTCCGATGTTAAAAATCGCAAAAGAAAACAATTGCAAAGTTCATGGTTTAGGTTTTACGAATCTGAAATTGCTTAAAAAATACAATTTCTTTTCAGTTGATTCAACTAGCTGGATTGGCGGAAGATATGGAACATTACAATTTTTTGATGGAAAAACTATTAAAAGCTTAAAAAAAGAAGATAATAGAAAACTTAAAAGCACCAGAACAGTTAATGTTTTTAATTTTAAAGAATGGGTTAAATTTCAAAAATATTTTGATAATATAGGTTAAAAGAAAGGAAAAAAAAATAAATGAAAGCATTAGTTTTAAACAGCGGTGGTGTTGATAGCACTACTTGCGTAGGTTTAGCAGTTGAGAAATATGGAAAAGAAAATGTTATTACAGCAAGTTTATATTATGGACAAAAGCACGATAAAGAATTGGAATGTGCTAGAAAAGTAGCAGAATATTACGGTGTAAGGCATATAGAAGACGATATTTCAAATGTCATGAAATATGCAGGCGATGTTTGTTCACTGATAAAAGGTTCAAAAGAAGAAATTATAGATAAAAGTTACAAAGAACAAATAGATGAAAATGGTGAAGGAAGAGTTGGAACCTACGTTCCTTTCAGAAATGGTTTATTTTTATCACTTGCGGCCGCTTATGCTGATTCACTGTTTCCTGGTGAAGAAGTTAAAATTTATTATGGTGCACATGCAGATGACGCAGCGGGTCAAGCATACGCTGATTGCAGTCCAGAATTTGCCGAAGCAATGAATAAAGCAATTAATATAGGAACTTACGGTAAAATTTCAGTTGAAAGACCACTTATTAATATGAATAAAGCAGGTGTTGTAAAAACTGGTTTAAAAATAAAAGTTCCATACGAATTAACCTGGTCTTGTTATCACGGCGGCGAAAAAGCATGCGGAAAATGTGGAACATGTATTGATAGATTAAATGCATTTAAAGAAAACGGAGTAGAAGATCCGATAGAATATGAAAATAAATGATATTTTTTATATAAACTATGTGGAATTTTCCAAATTAAATAAAAAAAGTAGACAAATATATATTATTTTAATTTTAATTGGATTTTTTCTCACAATTTTTGCAGATTTTTTGATATAAAATAGAAAGGAAATATAAATTATGTATTATGTAAGTAAAAGAATGGAAATCGCAGGTGCTCATAACCTGAAACTAAATTACGAAAGCAAATGTTCAAATCTTCACGGACACAATTGGATTGTAATTGTTTATTGTAAATCGGAAACATTAAACGAAAACGGAATGATAGTTGATTTTAAACATATTAAAAACATGGTATCAGAAAAACTTGACCATCAGTATATTAATGATATAGTTGATTTCAATCCAACAGCAGAAAATATGGCAAAGTGGATTTGTGATCAAGTTCCAAATTGTTATAAAGTATCAGTCCAGGAAAGTGAAGGTAATATTGCAATCTATGAAAGATAATTGTTTAAATGTTAATGAAATATTTGGAAGTATTGATGGCGAAGGTCTCCGAACAGGAGAACTTGCCACTTTTATTAGACTAAATGGCTGTAATTTAAGATGTTCATATTGTGATACAATGTATGCAGTAGAACACTGTAGTGCAAATTTAATGACAGTAGAAGAAATTGTAGAAAAAGTAAAAGAAATTGGTTACAGAAACATAACTTTAACAGGTGGTGAACCACTTATTCACAAGAATGTAGACAAACTTATTAATAGATTAATAGAAAATGGCTTTTATGTCAATATAGAAACAAATGGTTCTGTTGATATTAGCAAATACTTAATAGCACCAGTTATTTTGACTGTTGATTATAAAACATCTTCAAGTTTAATGGAGTCCAGAATGAATTTAAATAATTTAGAAAAACTTCGTGCAAATGATGTTTTAAAATTTGTATGTGCTAAAAAAGACCTGAAAAAAGTGGAAGAAATTTTAACAAATTATGATATTATTAGTTATGTATATCTTTCACCTATTTTTAACGAAATTACTCCAGAAGTTCTAGTAGAATTTTTAAAAGAATTACATAAAAAAGGAGTTAATACAAATAAGATAAGGGTTCAAATTCAATTACACAAAATTATTTGGGACCCAGAAAAGAAAGGTGTATAATATGAATAAATTTAACGAAGAAAAATGTAAAGAAGCAGTAAAAATGCTTTTAGAAAGTTTTGGTGAAGATATTAATCGTGAAGGACTAAAGGAAACACCAAGAAGAGTTGCTGGTTATTGGAAAGAATTACTGGAAGGAAACAATTATACAAATCAAGAAATTGCTGATAAATTCAAGAAAGATTTTACAGTTTCTAGTAATCCGCTTGTTGTAAAAGAAGTTAAAAATGTTTTTAGTCATTGTGAACATCATCTTGCTTTAATGTTCAATATGAAAGTTGTAGTTGCTTATATTCCAAAAGAAATTGAACCTGGTAAATATCAAGTTATAGGACTTTCAAAAATTCCAAGAATTGTTGATTTATGTGCAAAAAGATTACAATTACAAGAAAAATTAGCAGAAGATATTGCGGAATGTATTGAACTTGCGACAGGAAGCAAAGATATTTATGTGAATATTGTTGGCGACCATGCTTGTGTTAGTGCAAGAGGAGCAAAAAGCGATGGATTTACAGATGTAACAGTTTTGAAAGGTGAATTCAAGACAAATACAGATTTAAGAAATGAAGTGGAAAGGAAAGTAAAATGAATTTTGAAATAATTGGTATTTTTGGTTCTGTTGTTGTTTTATTGTCTTTTTTATTTAACAATGAAAAAGCAATTCGTTTAATAAATATGATGGGTGCGGGACTTTTAGTTGCTTATGGTTTATGTATAAATGCTTTTTCTGTATGGTTTTTAAACGGTATTCTTATAATGGTACATTTATACAAATTATTAAAAAGGAAATAAATTATGGAAAGAAAAAATTTGTTTACAACTGAAAATGCAAAAGAAAAAGGCCGTAAAGGTGGTAAAAAATCTGGCGAAACAAGACGCAAACAAAAAGAATTAAAAGAAGTTGCTAGGACTTTAATGAATATGACCGTTTATAATGGGAGTCCAGAAGATTACGAAAGTTTAGAAGACACAAAAGATAAGAATTTAACAGCAGTAGAAAAAATTTTTATTGCACAAATGTTAAAAGGTATGAAAGGCGATACAAGGGCAGCAGAATTCTGTTTTAAAGCGTCTGATTTAATGCCAGACCAAAAAATTAATGTAGAAGCGGAAGTAGCAGAAAATATAGGTTATCTTGATAGCATTCAGAATCAGTTGATTGATTATAGAAATGCAACTAATTTTTTCCAAATTAATGAAATAACTAAAAAGGATGAATAAAAATGGACAATGGAAAGAAACAATTCTTAATCAGTTCAAAATACGCTTTTGTTTTATCAATAACTGGTTATAGATTTTTGTTTGGTGAAGGTCCAAGTGCTACTGCTAAATCTACTATGCTTTTAATAGCATTCTGTGAACAAGTAAGAATGTCAAATAAAAAACTACATGTTATTGCTGGTCTTGATTTAGGTGTTATTGAAAAAAACTTGATTGATAGAGATTTTGGTCTTTTAGAAATTCAAGGAACTTATCACCCGTCTTTAAATCCGAAAGGTGTTTTGTTTTTTCCAAGTGGAAAAGGAAGTATGGGTGTTCCGCATATTTGGTTGAAAGGTTACGACGGAAAAGACAAAATTATTTTATTGGCAGGTTATAAAGACACTTCAAGATGGAAGAAAATTCTTGGTGGTCAATATGGTGTAGTTTATATTGATGAAATGGTGCAAGCAGACATGGCGTTTGTTCGTCAGATTTTTATGCGTTCCGATGTTTTAATAGGTTCTTCCAATCCTGACGATCCAGATAAAGAGATTTATAAAGAATATATTAATAAATGCAGACCGTTACCACAACTTGCTGTTGGTGCTCCTCCTGAATTAATTGAAATGTTAAACGAACCAGCAGAAGACGGCTGGATTTGGGGTTATTTTGGACTAGACGATAACATAGGATTGTCAGAAGAAAAGAAAGAAAAAATTATTAAATCACATACACCAGGAACCACTGATTACATGCATTATGTTCAAGGCGTAAGAGGAAAAGCGGAAGGTGTTATTTTTGATAATTTTGATAAAAAGAAAAATATTGTTAAAGAAGCAAAAATTCTTAACTTTATTGATAAAAGAAATGAAGAATATTTTATTGCTTTTAGTGCTGGTCTTGATACTGCTTATTCTAGTAAATCTGATGATACAATAGCAATGTCTTTTATAGGAATTACAAATAAAAGAAACTTATATATTCTAGATGAAGAAGTATATAATAATAAAGATAGTAAAATTGTATATGCACCGAGTAATATAGTTGAAAAATATGTGAAATTTCTGGAAAAAAATAGACAAAAATGGGGATTTGCACAGAATACTTTTATAGATAGCGCAGACCAGGCAACTTTGTCAGAATTTAAGATATTAAAAAATAAAAAAGGGTTAGTTTATAATTTTAATAATGCTTGGAAAAAGTTGAAAATTATAGATAGAATTCAACTTCAAAAAGGTTGGATTGCAACAGATAATTTTTATGTTTTAGAACATTGCACAAATTATATACATGAATTACAAGTTTATAGTTGGTCAGATAAAGATAATAAAACAATTCCAGAAGATAGAAATGACCATATGATAAACAGCGTTCAGTATGCTTGGATTCCATTCAAAGAAAAAATCGGAACTATAGCAGATTGACATTTTTTATAAAAAAATCATATTATAGTTTAGATTAAATTTATAAGGAGAAAATCAAATGAATTTTCTAGATAAAATTATGCAAAAACTTTTAAAAGTTTTAAGAATTCATCAAGTTGGCACACATGGATTTGATATTGAAAGATTATTAAGCCATGACGAAAATTGTGCAAGAAATAGAATATGGTACGACGGCGATAGTTTTGAAATTTCACAGTTCTTTGGAAGTATTTGGAACAGCTCGCATTCATTTTGGGGGGCAACAATGACAAAAGGTATGGAAATTAGAAAAATCCATATCAATTTGCCAAAATTATTAGTAGATACGATTAATAATGTTTGTATTTCTGATTTTAATGGACTTGAATTTTCAGAAGACAAAGCAGCACAAGATTTATGGGATGAAATCGCAAAGGAAAACGATTTTAAAACACTTCTTAGTAAAGCAAATACAGAAGTATTAAAAGTTGGTGATGGTGCTTTTAAAATTTCTTTTGATAGAGAGATTTCTGATCTACCAATTATTGAATTCTATTCAAGCGAAGATGTAGAATTTGTTAGAAATCGTGGAAGAATTAGGGAAATAAAATTTTATACCAGATACAATGTTAAAGACGTTCATTATTTACTAGAAGAAACATACGGCTATGGTTATGTGACTTACAAACTTTTTAATGAAGGTACAGAAATTCCATTAAATTCTTTAACAGCAACGCAAAATCTTCAAAATGTCACTTTTGACGAAAAAATAATGTTAGCAGTTCCTTTTATGGTATGGGAAAGCGATAAGTACAAAGGACGCGGCGCAAGTATTTTAGATAGCAAAAACGATAATTTTGATGCACTTGATGAAGTGGTATCTGAATGGCAAGACGCCGTAAGATGTGGAAGAGTTAAAACTTACATTCCGAGTTGTTTGATTCCAAGAAACTTTAAAAATGGTGCTTTAATGTTTAACAACGAATTTGACAACAGATTTATTGAAGTTGGCGATGATATGACTGAAAATGCTAAAAATGAAATAAAAGTAGTTCAGCCAGATATTAAAGTTGAAGCATATTTACAAACTTATATAACACAACTTGATTTATGCTTACAAGGAATTGTATCACCTAGCACGTTAGGAATTGATGTTAAAAAACTTGATAATGCAGAAGCACAGCGTGAAAAAGAAAAAGTTACTTTATATACAAGACAAGCAGTATTGGAAACACTTGAAAAAATTTTAGAAAAACTTGGAAAAATTGCTTTAAACGCTTATAGCATTCAATACGGACAAGAAATAGAAGATTATAATATTTCTGTTAATTTTGGTGAATATGCTAATCCTAGTTTTGAAGCAATTATAGAAACAATGTCTAATCCAAATACGCCAATGTCTATTGAAGCAAAAGTAGAAGAAATTTGGGGCGATTCAAAGACAGAAGAATGGAAAGCAGAAGAAGTCCAAAGAATTAAACAAGAAAGAGGCATAATTCAAATGGACGAACCAACATTAACAAATGAAAATTTAGGCGAAAATTTCTCAGAAATTTCTGAGGAAATTTAAGTAAAAGAAAAGGAATGCGAGGATTAATATGCCTCGCATTTTTTAAAAGGAAAGGATTGTAAAAAATGAGTGTTTACGATTTAGAAGAAGCATTTAAAATCATAGAAGACGATTTAGTAAATCAAATTATAAATGGCGTCAAAAAAACTACTTCAAAAAGCGTTTTAAAAGAAGATAATATTGCAGTGTGGCGTGCTAATCAATTAAAAGAGTTACAAGAGTTTAAAAAGCGTAATAAAAAATATTTTACAAAAGATAGAAAAAAAGCACTATATAAAGCGATTGAAGATTCATTAGAAGAAGTATATAAAGAAGCAGGAAGTAACCAGCAAAAAAAAATATTAGATGCAGTAAAAGATGGATTAAAAGTCCATAAAAGCAAATCAGATGACGAAATATCATTAAGTTTTACTGGCGTAAATGACAGAAAATTAAATTCATTAATTGAAGAAACCCAGAAAAATTTATATGCCGCAGAAACAAGCGCTGTAAGATATGCAGAAGACCAATACAGACAAATTATTTTTAATAGTAATGTATATTTTAATACAGGTAGCGGAAATTTGATGAAATGCATAGATATGGCAACAAGAAATTTTCTAGAAGCAGGTATCAATAACATTGAATATAAAAACGGGCGCCGCGTAAATATACAAAGTTACGCAGAAATGGCTTTACGAACAGCAGAAAAAAGGTCTTATATTCAAGGCGAGGCAAAAATGCGTGATGAATATGGATTAGGATTAGTTATTGTGAATAGACGTGGAAATGCTTGTCCGAAATGCATGCAATTTGTTGGAAAAATTTTTAACGACGATGTTTATGGAAGTCAAAAACCTAATCCAAAATACCCGCTTTTATCAACTGCAATAGCAGGCGGATTATACCACCCAAATTGTAAAGACGTTCACACTTCTTATTTTCCAGGAATTACTACAAAATACCCTGCGCCAACGAAAAAAGATTTGGAATCAGCAGAAAAACAATACAAATTAGAACAGCAACAAAGATATAACGAAAGACAGATACGAAAATACAAAAGATTAGCAGATGGAACACTAGACGAACAGGAAGCAAAGACATATAAAAGCAAAGTAAGTCAATGGCAAGAAAAACAAAGAGAGTTGATTGATGAAAATCCAACTTTAAGAAGAAATTATATACGTGAAAGCGTATTAGGAAAAACAAAACCAAGCACAAAAACTTTTGAAGTTCCTGAACTACCAGAAGAAAAGAAAATTTTAAAACTATCAGATTTTAAAAATGTAGAGGTAAAAGATAATTTAAATAAAATCAAAGACAAAGAAGTAAGAGATGCACAGTTAGAACAATTAGAACATTTGTTTAATAAATATGGCGATTCCAAATATAAGTTAACAATAGAATGTGATGGAAGATTAGGCGATTCAGACGCGTATTACACATATTCACTGAAAAAAGATGGATTAAAAGAATTAAATAAAATAAAAATAAATACAGGAAACAAAACGGGATATACAAAAATCAACGGAAATTATGAAAAAGTTGTAGTAGGTATGAATCATAGTGCAGAAGAAATTATAAAAACCGAAAAAATATTTAGAGAAAAAAAATATTTTACACCAACAGATGATGAAAATATATTAAAAGGAACAATTACACATGAATTTGGACATTATATAGAAAGAAAAATGGGAGATTTTCATTTCGTTCATAATAATACAGATTTAAATAAATATTCGTACTATGATTTTTGCGATGATATAAGAGAAAGAATGCATAAAGAATATGAAAAAAGAACAGGTAAAAATCTCATGGATTTAATTGGAAAATATGGAAAAACAAATTCCCTTGAATTTTTTGCTGAAGCATTTAAAACTTATGAACTACAAAAATCATGCCCTTATAAAAAAGAAATGGAAGATATTTTAAAAGAGTATAATATAATAAAATAAAGAAAGGAAACAAAAAAAATGATTACAAAAATAGTTCCACTTTTTCTACAAGATGAAAAATGGTATAAATACGATGATAAAAAATTAGAATATGTATTAACAGAAGAAGGTAAAAATGATAAAGAAGTTTTAAAATCATTTAATGAATTTAATGACCCAGTTTTTGATAGTAAAATGTATGAACAATTTTAAAGTTATAAAAGAAATTATTAAAAATAAATAAAGAAGGAGCAACAAATGAAATTTGGTAAATACGAAATAGATAAAGAATTGTTAGAAATGCTTTTTCCTGACGAAGAATTTATTTTTACAGGTGAAGATGGAACAAAAATAAAATGTGGTGAAAGTCACAGTCACAAAAATAAAAGATTATTTGAAGAATGGCTCCAGAAAAATGCCAACAATAACTAATAAAAAAAAGAGTCCTGAAAAATATTAAAAATTAAAAATTGTATTACTTTTTTAGATTTTAGACTAAAAGTTTTAAGGTTTTAAGAAAGTTTTAAGAAAGTTTTAAGGTGCTCAAACCCGCATAAAATGTGGGTTTTTGTCTAAAATCTTAAAACCTTAAAACTTTTTTCCTTTTATGAATAAAAAAATAATTATTAAAATATATATAGTATAGCAAAAAACTTTTAAGGTTTTAAGAAAATTGCTTCAAACCTACATAAATAGTGGATTTAATGACCTTAAAACTTTCTTAAAAGTTTTAATATAGTTTTAAGGTTTTAAGGTTTTTTAAAAATACTTGACATTTAAAAAAAACTTATCATACTATATTGTAGAGCAGTAAATAACTAAATATCATTTTATTTTTTTATTGGAATGTCTTTTTTCCTTTCTCATTTCTTTTATATTTTTTTAGTTATTTGCTCTTTAATCATAGTGGCAGTTGAAATACACTGCCTTTATATTTTAAATACAGAAAGGAAAAATTAATGCAAACAATAAAAATTGATTTATCGGAAAATTTAAAAGAAATTGAATTACATACTTTTGCTGATTTACATATTGGTGAAGCAGGTTGTGATTTAAAAGGCATTAAAGAACATATTAAAGAAGTTCAAGAAAAAGAAAATGCTTTTGCGATTCTGAACGGTGACTTAATTAATAATGCTTTAAAAACATCTATTTCAGATATTTACGATGAAACAATGACGCCAAATAATGAAATCAAAACTTGTATAGAATTATTTGAACCCATAAAAGAAAAAATTCTTTGTATTACAAGTGGAAATCATGAAGACAGAACAAAAAATGCAACTAGTATTTCACCAATGGAATTTGTAGCAGCAAAGTTAGGTATTTCCGATAAATTTGCACAAATTGGTGCAGTTATCTTTTTAAGATTTGGCTGGAATAATAAAAGAAAAAGAAAACAGTGGTATTCTTTATATGTAACGCATGGTAGAGGTGGCGGTCGTAAAGAAGGAAGTAAAGCAAACAGATTAGCAGAAATGGCTAGTATTGTTGATACAGATATTTATATTCATTCACACACGCACTTACCGATGGTTATTAAAGAAGGATTTTACAGAACAGATTTTATTAATTCAAATGTAAGTTTTGTTGATAAGTTATTTGTAAATACTTCTTCAATGTTAGAATACGGCGGTTACGGACAAGTTGGTGAATTTAAACCAAATAGTAAACATAATCCAGTTATTATTCTAGATGGCGAAAAGAAAAATTTCAAAGCAATTTTATAACATATTATATAGAATAGTTTTTTCACATTTTAATCCTCCTTTCAATTTTTGTGAATAGCGGGTGCAAATCCCGCTTCTATATTTTTAGACGACGGTCTTTAAACGGAAATAGACGACGGTCTTTAAACGGAAAGGAAATAAAAAAAATGGCAGAAAATGCACAAGAAAATAATGTTCAAGAAGTAAATAATACAAATACTCAAGGACAGACAGAAACTCCAAAAAATTCCGATAATTTTGCGGAAAAATTTGAAGAAATTTTAAACAAAAGAATTGATGGCGTAGCGAAGTCAATATTAAAAGCAAATGGAATGGAAGAAGATGAAGAAATTAAATCTTTTATTGCTTCATACCATCAGAAAAAGGAAGAAAATAATAAAAAAATTACAGACGAAATGGAAGCACTTAAAAAAGAAAATGAAGAACTAAAAACAAATGCATTCAAAAACGAAGTTGAAACTTCTATTAAAGGACTTTCAGGAAAACTTGGTTTTGATGAAAAGTATACAAAGCAAATTACAAAACTTGCAGACCTTTCAGATATTAAAAATGAAACAGGAAAAGTAAGTGAAGAAAAATTAACAGAAGCAATCAACAAAGTTTTAGAAGAATGCGAAGCATTTAAAATTACAAAACAAAATGAAACAAAGAATATCAACGGTTTTACAGTGGTTGGTGTTGGTCAAAATGAAACAGAAGAAAATACACTTCTTAAAAAAGTAGGCGACGCAATTCACGGCCGTAGATAATAACTAAAACTTAAGGAGATTTTTTAAAAATGGCAAATTACATTGAATTATTTAAACAGTATGTTCCTGAACTTGACAAGGAATATAAAAATGCTTCCCTTACTGCTAGACTTGATGGAAATTCAGATTTAGCAAGACAGGGTGCAAATGCAAACGAACTTGTTATTCCAAAAATGACACTTGATGGACAAGCAGATTACTCTCGTTCATCTGGTTATGTAGATGGCGATGCAAATCTTAGATATGAAACAGTTGCTTGTAACTATGACCGTGGTCGTATGTTCAATGTTGACGCACTTGATAACATTGAAACAGCATCTATCGCTTTTGGTCAGCTCGCTGGTGAATATATCAGAACAAAATATGTTCCAGAAGTAGACGCATTCCGTCTCGCTGAATACGCAACAAACGCTGGAACAAAGAAAGGCGAAACACTTGCAACTGGTGAAGATGTTATAAAAGCACTTCGTGAAGCAACAAACGCAATGGACGAAGCAGAAGTACCAACAGAAGGCAGAATTCTTTACATAACACCTACATTAAAAGGACTTGTAGATGACCTTGAAACAATCAAATCTCGTGAAGTTCTTGCAAGATTTTCAGAAATTGTTCTTGTTCCACAGACAAGATTTTATACAGCAATTACACTTAATGATGGTAAGACAGAAGGACAGACACAGGGTGGTTATGTAAAAGATGAAAATGGCGCAAATCAAAACTTCCTTGTTATTCATCCTAGTGCTACAATTCAGTTTTCAAAGAGAGTTGTTAATAAAGTTGTTTCGCCAGAAGCAAATCAGAATTCAGATGGTTGGAAATTTGGTTTTAGAAGCGTAGGTATTGCAGAAGTTTATGAAAATAAAACTGCTGGTATTTACAGTTCTTTTTACCAAGCGTAATCACACCGTCTATTACGCTGACTCCAGACACTTTCCAATACCAAGATGGTGATATTATTTCACCTGTTCTTAGTGCTGTTGTAAATAATCTTCCAGAAGGTTTTAATTACGAATTAAGAATTAGTAATTTAAGCAATACACAGTTTAAGAATGAACAAGGTGTTCAAACAGTAACAATAAGTGGTAACGGAACTTACGATATAACAGTAGATGAATTAGAATTTACGGATCCACAAGTTGGAATGAATATAGGTGCTTTGTCAGTAGATGTGTTTAATGTTGATGCACAAGCAAGCACAGCATCAGCTGGAATTTCTATTATTTTAAACCATACAGAACCAGCTGAACCAGCTCTTGAAATATCAGAAAATTCTAAAAATATTGAAATAGAATTTGACACACAAGGTGCGATTACTGCTAGTGTATTAAATACAGAAGACACAGTAACTTCTTTTGATATAAGTGCAGAAGGACTTACTACTTTAACTAGTATACCTTTTGATGTAGTGACTAATAACATGTATACATTAACTATAGGTTCAGACTTATTTGATACTTCAGAAAATGGAACATATGAAGCAACATTAACTGCAAATATGGCAGGCGGTGGAACACTTATAGATACATTCAAGCTCACTATAGCAATAGTAGAACCATAAAAAATAAAATTATAAATAAAGATCGCGTGCGTTTCGTATAGCGGGCGCGCGTGATTTTTTTCTTTAAAGGAAAGGCGTTTAAAATGTATTCACCATATATAACTTATGAAGAATATTTAGAACTTGGCGGAAATACATTAACCGCCGAAGACGCAGATAAATATTTAATACAAACTTCCAGACAAATTGATATATTAACTTTCAATAGAATAATACAGTTAGGTGGTCTTGATAAATTAAGCGAATACCAGCAAGATACTATAAAACAATGTGTAGTAAATATTGCAGATTTTATTTATACAAATCAAGACATTCTAGATAATATACTTTCATCTTATTCTATAAACGGCGTTTCAATGTCGTTTGAAGGAAATTGGAATTTAACAGTTCGTGACGGTGTTGCAGTAAAAACAGAAGATTATAAACTTCTAGAAACAACTGGTTTAACATATCAAGGTTATGGATTTAAAAGGTGGAATGTCTATGATTTACCCTAAACTAGTTAGAAAATGCGATTGTAAAATTCCAGTAGAAATTCATTTTTATTTTGATGAATTAGATGAAAATGGACAGCAATTAGAACTAACTGTATTAAACGAAAAATGTAATTATCAAGAAGAAACAAAAAACGAAATTACAGATAAAAGTAATATTTCAAAAGGAATTGGAAAAATTTATTTGCGTGATGATATAATACCACAATACAATAACATTAATGATGGTTATGTCGTAATTTTAGGAAATAAAAGACAGATAACGCAAGTTGTAAAATCTAGAAACCCAGATGGCACAGTGAATTACTTAAGGATTGATGTGATATGAGTATGAATATCAATTTAAAAATTGATAAAAGTAAAATAGAAAAAATTAAAAAGGAAGCAGATGATTCTTTGTTTTTAACGGGTGAAGCACTTCATACAGAAGTAGTTCAGGCACAAGTTATGCCATTTGATACAGGAACAATGCAAAATACAGCAACTAGTGTTCAAAGAGTAAAAGAAAAGGAAGTTCAATTAAAAACAGTTACTGATTATGCAGCAAGAATGTATTTTCATCCAGAATACGATTTCCAGAAAACATCAAATCCAAACGCACAGGGAAGATGGCTTGATAGATGGATTAGTGGTAGTGATAAAAATTGGTGTGCAGAAACATTTGCTAAAATATTGAAGCAAAGAACGGGGACGTAAATATGAATACTGCTGATGTTAAAAATTTACTAAAATTAGACGAAAGTTTAGGAATAGAAAAATTTTATTGTGGCAAAATAGATTACAAATACGAAAAAAGTATTTGTGTATATGATTTACAAAATGAAGCAAAAAGAAACATAAGTATCGGTGGAAAAAGTAATACAACAGAAATTAAAAAATTTACAATATTAGTTAGATGGAATAAAAATTATATAGAAACAGAAATTGCTTCACAAAAAATTTATGATTACTTGACAACACTTAATCATACATCATATAATAATGTAGAACTAAATTACATAGAAATGTTAAATAACGCTCCAGTAGATGTTCACTGCGGTGAAGATGGCATTTACGAAAGAGTTATTGATTTAAGAATTTATTACAAGGAGATATAAAAATGCAAGGTGTTTATCCAGTTTTTGATAACAAATTTAAAATAGAAACAACTCCAGCAGATACAACAACTACTCCAGCAACTCCTGCTGTGATGTCAATTATTGCAGATTGTACAACTTTTTCTGTATCGCTTGATAACGGCATTGAAGAATGGACACCAATGGAACAGGAAGGTTGGACACGCAGATTACAAACAGGCAAATCTTTATCAATTAGCCTCTCCGCTAAAAGAAATGTTGGTGATGTTGGAAATGATTATGTTGCTGGTTTAGCATTCAAAACAGGACAAGATACATATTCTAATTTTGAATGGGAACTTCCAAACGGAGACAAAATTACTTTTCATTGTGTAGTAAATGTTACAGGCCTTGGTGGTGATTCAACAGCAGTTGACGCTCTTGAAGTTGAAGTTCTTTCAGATGGTGCAGTTACTTTTACGCCAGCAGAATAATTTAAATAAGAAACAAAATATAAAGGGCGTTTTTACGCCCTTATTTAATAATAAGAAAGGAAAATTTAAGAAATGAACGAATATCAATATCTAGACATTACAAATGAAATTGACGACTTGCCAAAAGCATTAAAAATTAAGGACAAATCTTTTCCGATTGACGAAGATAGAAAGAAGTTTCAAAAAGTTCTTGCTATGCTAAAATTAGCAAAAGTTAAAAAACAAAAAGGCGAAGATACAGACGAAGAAAAAATGGTAGATGAAATTATTTTAATGCTACTAGGTCAAGAAGGTTTTGATGAATTACAAAACATGAATTTAAGTTATAAAAATTACTACAAAGCATTTTTAGGAATTATGGCACTTGCGTCTGGAAAAACAATGGAAGAAATGAAGGCAATAGCGGGTGGACGATTTCAATAATAACGAAAGTTATTACGACATTATAGAAGATTACAAATATATAGAACCGTCTTTTGCAGAACAATATCATATTAGATTGCGTGAAACAACGATGAAATGGTCAGAATATAGTAGGTTAGTTTCATCATTAAAGCCAGAAACTACACTTGGGCGAATTATAGCAATTAGAAGCGAAAAAGATCCAAAAATTTTAAAGAATTTTAATCGCGAACAAAAAAGAATAAGGTACGAATGGCTAGAAAAAGAAGCACAAAATATTGATAAAAAAACATACGACGAAGCAATGGCAGGTTTTTCTAAAATGTTTAAAAGTTTAGGCAAGGAGAAAAAATAAAATGGCAGAAGCAGTTGGCGAGATCTCACTGGATTTATTATTAGATGACAGCAAATTTGATAAATCCATGAGTGATTTAGAAAATAAAACTAAAGGCTTCGGTGGCAAATTAGGAACAGCAGCAAAAGCAGGTGTGGCAGCAGTTGGTGCTGCTACAGTTGCCGCTGGAAAAGCGATTTACGATGTTGCTTCACAATCAGTTAATGCATACGCAGATTACGAACAGTTAGTTGGCGGTGTTGAAACACTTTTTGGCGCTGGTGGTCAATCACTAGAAGAATATGCAAAATCGGTTGGAAAAACTGTAAGTGAAGCAGAAGGCGAATACAATGCTTTAATGAATGCACAAAGCACTGTTATGAACAATGCAGCAGAAGCGTATAAAACAGCAGGGCTAACAGCAAATGAATACATGGAAACTGTAACAGGTTTTTCTGCGAGTCTTATTCAATCACTTGGTGGCGATACAGAAAAGGCAGCAGAAATTTCAAATCAAGCGATTGTAGATATGTCCGATAACGCAAATAAAATGGGTTCTTCAATGGAATCTATACAAAATGCGTATGCTGGATTTGCAAAACAAAATTACACAATGCTTGATAACTTAAAATTAGGGTACGGCGGAACAAAAGAAGAAATGCAGCGTCTTTTGGAAGACGCGCAAAAATTAACTGGTATAGAATATAATATTGAAAATTATGCAGATGTCATTAATGCTATTCACGCAATTCAAGAAGAAATGGGTATAGCAGGAACAACAGCAAAAGAAGCAGGTTCTACAATACAAGGTTCTTTAACTAGTGCAAAAAGCGCGTGGGGAAATCTAGTAACTGGTTTATCAGATGAAAATGCAAATCTTGATAAATTAATAGATGAATTTATAGACAGCGCTGGTGTTGCGCTTGATAATTTAATTCCAGTCGTAGAAAAAGCACTTGAAGGAATATCAGAATTACTTGAAAAGTTAATTCCAAAACTTGGCGAAAAATTACCAGGATTAGTAGAAAAAATTCTTCCAGGGTTATTAGAAGCATTTTCGTCAGTAGTTAAATCAATTGTGGCAGCGTTACCTGAATTGTTAAAAATATTAATACCAGTTGTTATAGAAGTTGCAATAGAATTATTTAACGCAATTGTTGAAATTTTACCTGATTTAATTTTAACATTAGTAGACGCAATTATAGAAAATATTCCAATTATTATTAATGGACTTATTGAAGCGTTACCAGCGTTAATTGCGGGATTAATACAAATAGTTGTTGAAATAGCAGCACGACTTCCAGAAATTTGTGCAGCACTTATTGAAGCGATACCATTAATTGTAGAAGCAATTATAGAAGCGTTTTCACCATTAGGTGACGGCGTAGGAAATCTTTTTTCTAATATTTTTACAGGAATACAAGAATTTTTCGCACCATTTACAGAATGGTTTGACGCAAATTTTGTGCAGCCAATAGTTGCGTATATAGATTTTTTATGGAGTATAATAGAAAATATTTTAAATATTATAGAAGCAGCGATTATTTTACTTGTTCAAAAAATTCAAGAAATTGTTGGCGCGATAGTAGGGTGGATTGACGAAAATATAATCCAGCCAATTGTAAATTTCTTTACAATTTTATTTGATACAATTTGGAATGCACTTCTTTCAGTTATAGAAAAAATTAAAGAGCCATTGTTGCAGATAGGAACCTGGATTTATGACAATGTTATAAAACCTGTTTTAGGTTTCTTTGATATGCTATGGGACGGAATTACAAGTGGTATCAAAACAGCAATTAATTTCGCAATAGGAATTGTTGAAGGATTTGTGAATGGAATTATAAAAGCAATTAACTTATTTTTAAATGGAATAAATGGACTTTCAAAAGTTGCTTCACTTGTTACTGGAAATAATGTAAGTTCAATTGGAAATATTAGCGAGGTTTCTTTACCGAGGTTAGCACAAGGTGGTTATGTAGAAGCAAATTCGCCACAAATTGCTATGATTGGTGATAACAAACATGAAGGCGAAATCGTATCGCCTGAAAGCAAAATAGCAGAAGCAGTCGCAACAGGCGTCAAAACAGCAATGTCTATGTTGCTTGGAAGTCAAGCGCAATTAGCAGGAGCAGGGGGCGGCGATATAGTAATACCAGTAATTTTAGATGGAAACGAATTAGAGCGTGTTATTGTAACGGCAGAACAACGCAGAAATGCAAGAAACGGGGGTAGATATTAATGGCAGCAAATTTTAATGGTTGTTTAACAATAAATAATGTTTCAATCGCACCAGTTAAATATGACCCCACACTTTCTGTCATAGACGCAGCAAGTTCAGGTTTAAATGATTTTGGTTATATGACTCGTGAAATTGTAAGAAGAAATGTTGCAAAAATTTCAGTTGAATGGAGTATGTTAACCAGTGAAGAATTTGAAGCACTAGTAGCGCAATTAGAACAAGATGAATTTACAGTAGTTTATTATTACGGGACATACAAGACGGCGCAAATGTATTGTAAAACTTTAAGCAGTTCAATGCAGCATGCAGTAAGTGATACAGACGTTCGCTGGCAATTATCTTGCACATTAGAAGAATATTAAAGAAAGGAAATTTGTTTATGTATAATGTTTCAAATCAATACAAATATGCAATAAGACAAAATACAGTTCAAAGTAAAATAAATTGTGAAATAACATTAACAAACGGAACTTCTTTTACTATTACAGATAATGATATAATGGCAGGGACATTTTCAATAAATAACGCTTGTATTTCTGGAACGGAATATGAATTAGGTTCAGTTTATATGGGCGAGCTGAAATGCACAATCAAATCTAACATTGATAGATATAGTTTATACGGGGCAAAAATGGCCCCCGTATTTATGCTTAGATTAGCAGATAACAGTTACGAAAGTGTACCACTTGGCGTTTATTATATTTACGAAGCAAACAGAACTTACACAGAAATTTCTATCAAAGCATACGATAAAATGAATAACTTTAAAAAAGTTCCATCAGGTGTTTCTAGCGGGAAGCCATCTGAATTGGTTAAATTTATTTGTCAAGTTTGTGATGTAGAAATGGGCATAACAGAACAAGAAATTGACGCATTAAGCCCAAAATACGAAAGTCAAGATGTAATACCAGTTAGGTGTAATGTGGACGAATATCAAACTTGGCGCGATGTTTTAGCAGATATTGCAGAAACATTAGGCGGATTTGCTTATATTGACCGTGAAGGAAAATTAAATTTTAGAAGATTTAAAACTGATACAATAACTTTAAATCTGAATCACATTAAAAAAGCAACTATTTCAGATTACGAAGTAAAATACGATGGTATAAATACAATTATAGATGAACAAGTTTACTATGCTGGTGAAGAAGAAGGACATATTTTTGAAATAGAAAATGGTTTATGGAATACTGGTGCAGAAGGCGAAAAACAAATAATTGTTGATACAGTATGGGAAACGGTAGAAAGTGATAACTATGTTCCAGTAAAAATTGATTACGATGGTGACCCGTCTTTTGATTTAGGAGATGAAATAACTTTTACTATAAATAACGAAAACATTTCTTCCGTAATACAAGTTTTAACTTGGACACATAAAGGCGGTATGAAACTAGAAAGCGCTGGAAGTAATCCAATTCTAGAAGGAACAACAAGCACACTTTCAAAAGTTTATAAACAATTATCAAATGAAATTCAATCAGGGGCTTTTGGTGTTGAAAGCACAACAAATTTAACAGAAATAGAATTAGACACAACAAAAAAGCAAATTGCTGAAATTGAATGTTACTGCAGTCAAGAAACAGAAATTATTATAGAAGGTCAAGCAGTATTACAGAATACAGAAAATAATGAATATCAAGTATTTTACGAAATAAATGGGAATGAAAATATTTGGCAGCCATCTTTTGAAGAATTTTCTGGAAAAAGATTAATAAATTTTTTCTGTAATGGACGAATTGATAACATAAGTGGCGCAAACATAATAAAAATTTACATGCAAGCGAAAAACGAGTTGTCAGAAGAAGCGACAGAAGAATATATTGGTAAAATTAATGCAAATCAAGAAACTTTTTCTGTTTTTGGTGCTTTAAACAAAACTGATTCTGGATTTACAGATTTTATTTCAATAAATCAAGATATTACAAAACTAAATATGCCAGGATTTGAATTAATCAATACGGAAGAAGGCGAGGTAACATATGAAGAAAATTAAAGGCGAAGCGTTAATAACACTAAAAAACGCAAAAACTGGAAAAGTTGAAATCCAAAAAAGACAAAATATAATTACTAAAATTCCATCTTTGATGTTTGAACATAATATTTTAGAAATGCGCGAAACAGTGCCAACAATTCTTGAGATTTTTGGCGGTATGCTTTTGTTTTCAAATACTAATGTGGCTGATGAAAATAATTTTAAATTATCACAATTACCAATAGGCTGGTCTGGTATAGATACGAATTCTATTTCAAATTCTGGAAAAGGTTATTTAGTTCCATCTGAATGTTCAATTGATGCAGTAAATAACAAAATTACTATCACGCACGAATGGGGAACATCACAAGCGAACGGAACAATCGCTTCTGTTTCTTTGACAAATCCAATGGCTTTTACAAGTGATCAGCCATTAGTGTTAGGTTTTGACGCAACAGCAACAGGACAAACAGCAAATGCAGACGGAAGTGTTATCACTACAAGAAATAAGTTATTTGGTGATACAGAATTAGATATTCCATACTATATTGATTCTGAAAATAATTTAATTTACACAGTATGTCCAATAGAAGAAGATTATACAAAATTATATTTTAGAAAGTATAAATTAGGAATTGTGAATAGATTATTGTGGAATTCACAGTGGACAGTATGGTCAAATATTCAAGACTATCAAAATTTACAGTCAAATTATGCAGTAAAATTAGAAGAAGCACTAGTAACTTTTCCATCTGATTTATACAATACAAATTTTGAAAGATATAGATGGGTGAATTCTTTACATTATGATAATGTAAATAACATTTTATATATAATTCAATTAAATGGAAATGCAAATGCAAAAAATGTAAAAATATTTAAAATTACTAGTCCATTGACTTCACCAAGTGTTTCAGAGACAGAACTAGATTTAACAAATATTTTCAGCGCGAATCAGGATTTAGGAACAGGACTAAATAATTACACCTATGTTCATACCTATTTTAATGTAAGAGGATTAATTGCAACAAATGCAATTCCAATGAAAGATAATTATATTTATTTGCAGACACAGGGCGTAAAACTTTTAAAAGTAAATATAACTGATTTGTCAGATTTTAGAATTATAAATCAGTCAGTCCATTTTGATTATAATTCTATGGTAAACGACGGAAATTTATGTTTAGGAAAAGTTACAGATGGCTATAATCATACAGTAAATGTTGTTGTAGATATGATAAACGATGTTATTCAAATTAAAACAGGCGTTTCAGGCGGCGATTTTAAATGTCCATTAGGCGCGTCAGGGTATTCTTCAAGTAATTATTACGAAGTTTCAAATGGTTTTTCGCATTATTGTTTTATTAATGACGCATATATATTATGGAAATCAAATAACGCTTCAAATGAATACGCAAGGATTTTAATAAATCCTGCTTATCTTGCGACAATAAATAATCTATCTTCGCCAATTTTAAAAACTAGTGCGCAAACACTAACAGTTACTTACACTCTGCAAGAAGTAGAAGAAAATACAGAAGGAACAAATTAAAATGGAAGAAACAAAATTAACGGAAAAATTAGCAGTATTAGAAACAAAGGTATCTAATATGGAAGAAGAGATAAAAGATTTAAAAAGTTTAATAAGTGAAATACACGAAATGTCTTTAAATGTTGTTTTAATGACAGAACAAATAAAATGCATGAATGGCGATATCTCGGATTTAAAAGGCGATGTTCAGAAAATTCAAGAAGCGCCAGCGGGCAAATGGGATTTGATAGTTAAAACAATCATTACGGGAATAGTAAGCGCGGTAGTTGCGTATATAATAACAATGTTAAAATAATTTAAAAAGTCCGTAGAAAGCGGACTTTTTTTATTGACAAAACAAGTATTGTCATCATATAATATTTTAGGAACAAAAAAAAGAAAGGAAATAAAAATATGATTTTTGTAGATTTTAATACTTTTAAAAAACTAAAAACAGAAGAAGAAAAAATAAAATACCTTGCTTGGCGATTTTGGACAACGAAAGAAGAAGCAAAAAAGATTTTTGATTATTTAAGAAGGGATTTGGCATGAAAAACAATAAAATAGAATTTTCAAAAGGTTTAGCACTTTTTTCTATTTTGCTTGTATTTTTTACTTTTTTAGATTTTTTTATTGTTAATGAAAAAATAATAAGTGGTGAAATTCTGGAATACGATTTTACAGGATTTTCTGTAGCAATTCCATCAGTATGCACATTATGCACTGCAACAATTATTTTTTATTACAATAAAGCAAAGTTAGAAAATGCAATAAAAATAAAATACGAATATATTAAAAACCTTTTACAATTAAAAAAGAAAATGAAATTATATACAAATGATGAAATGCAATATCAAGTTGATAGTTATATAGAAAGCGGTGAAAATAGTGCTGTGAATCAATTAGAAACAGCGGAAGCAAATTCATCGGAAGAAATTGATATAAATAGTTTAGGAGGTCAAGTATGAACATAATAGATGTTTTAAAATTTATTGTAATATATTATAATTCAAATGAAATTATAGATAATGCAAATGAAGAAGTTAAAGAAGCAATTGAAGATTTAACAGACGCTGCTAAATTTTTACTAGAAAAATATGGAGAAGATTGGACAACTTTAGAAGATTTTAATTTACATAATACAAATATTTAAAAGAAAGGTTAAAGAATGAAAAAAGCAACAATTTTTATGACTTTTTTAGACATACTTTTTATATTTTGTTGTTGTTTCTGTTGTTGTGATTTTGTAGACGCAGATACATCAAGCTGTATGGTAATTTGTGAAGTTCCAGAAGAACCAATAAAATACGAAATACCAAAAGTTAATGGAAAAGGTTATTTTTATCTAGAAAAAGAAAGGATTGTTTATCAAACAATTTTAGGTGATTAATATGAATTCAATACAAAAAACATTACAATTTATAGTAGATAACTGGTCACAAATAGTTATTATTGCAACATTAATTTTAACCATTTATGCTAGAACAAAAAAATTCATTTTAGAATGGAAAAATAAAACAGAAGAAGAAAGGCAAAAAGATTTTGAAAAAGCAGTTGAAACTGCAAAAAAGGCACTTGCTGATTACATTTTAATTTTAGTTTCAAAAGCAGAAATAGATTGGCAGTCAGAAGACGGAAAACTTGGTAAAACAAAAAGAGCACAAGTTATTGAAAAAATTTACGAAAAATACCCAATTCTTGAACAAGTAGAAGATAAAGAAAGTTTATTAAAATATTTTGATGAATTAATTAACGAAGCATTAAAGGTAGTTCGTGAAGAATTAAGACAGCCAACTAAAACGTTAGAAGAAAAAAATATTGCAGAAACAGAAAGGATTATAAATGACTAAAGAAGAATTTATAGAAGAATTAGCAAAGTATGTCTGTAAATATGCGGAACAATATAATGTGAAGTGTCCAAGTGCTGTAATAGCACAAGGTTGTCTGGAAAGCGGTTATGGAACTTCTTATAAAGCACAGTTTCAAAATTATTTTGGTTTAAAATACCGTCCAAATAGATGTAAAACTGCTTGTGGAACATTTATTGATAATTCAAAAGAACAAAACGCAAACGGCGGTTATTCTGCAATTACTTGTTCATGGTTTAAGTTTAAAAACATGGAAGATGGTGTAATAGGTTATTTTGACTTTACAAATACTTCTAGTTACGCAAAATGCAAAAATATTGAAGACCCAAAAAAATATCTAGAAGAAATTAAGAAAGTAGGTTATGCAAGTTCTTTAAATTATGTTGATAATGTTTATAAAGTAATATTAGATAATAATCTTACAAAATACGACAAAAAAAGTCCAGAAAATTCTGAGAAAATTTCAACTAAAAAAGAAGGATTTACAAATAGTTCATTAGTAAATTATACAAAACTTTCACCACATTTCCATGAAAGAAAACAGAAGATAACTAAAATAACAATTCATCATATGGCTGGCAATCTTTCAGTAGAAACATGCGGAAATGTTTTTAATGGAAAAAGAATAGCAAGTTCAAATTACGGAATAGGAACAGATGGAAGAGTTGGTTTATATGTAGAAGAAAAAAATCAAGCAATAACATCTTCAAACAAAGCAAATGACCAAGCTGCAGTAACAATTGAAGTTGCAAATAACAGCGGCGCGCCTAACTGGACCGTTTCAGATAAAGCATATGAAAAATTGATTGAATTATGTGTTGATATTTGTAGAAGAAATGATATTAAACAAATTAATTTTACAGGTGATAAAAAAGGAAATTTAACGATGCACAAAATGTTTAAAGCAACAGCATGTCCAGGTCCATATCTTGAAAGTAAATTTCCAGAAATTGCCGCTAAAATTAATGAAAAACTTCATAATAATATAAATGTTAAAGAAAATAATTTAGTACAAAAAAATCAAGAAATTTCTGAAAAAATTTCAGTAAATGATGTAGTTAAATTAGATAACAATGCAGTTGTTTTTGGAACAAATAAAAAATTTGCTAGTTTTGTTTATAATAAAAAATTATATGTTAGAAGCATAAATGGAAATCGTGTAGTTATTTCAACAGTCAAGACAGGTGCAGTAACTGGTGCCGTTGATATTAAATATTTAAAAAAGGTTTAAAATGGTTATTCAAGTAGATACAAGAGAAAAAACAAGGGCAATTCAAAAAATACTAAAAACTTTTGAAGAAAATCAAATACAATATGTTTCACATAGTATGGTTATTGGTGATTATCAAGATTTATGTAATGGAACATTAGTTATTGATAGGAAGCAAAATTTAGGTGAATTATGCGGAAATCTTTGTAGCACACAAAAGAAAAAAGATGGAACTAAATATAATAGATTCCGTGAAGAACTAAAAAATGCAAAAAAGTTTGGAATTAAAGTTATTTTACTAGTT